ACCTCAAGATTGATACACGTAAATGTCGACTCTATAAAAAGGAGGACCTTGTGAAGATGTTCAAGTTAGACCCCAAATTGACCAAGGAACAAATGTGCGCATTCATAAAAAATATGTGAGGGTATACTATACAACTATGCGACGCTCACAAATCGTTACTCTCATTCTCATTCTCGCTGCTCTCACAATTCTCTATAGAACGAGACAGTCGGCTCCAGCGCCAGACGGGAAACAGTGGACTGTGTACGGGACCATGGGGTGTGGTTGGACTCGTAAACAGTTAGATCATATGAAGAAGAATGGAAAACCTCACCGATTTGTGGATTGCGATACAGAGGAGTGTTCGGGTATGGACGCCTATCCAACCCTCGTCGGCCCAAATGGTGAAAAGATTGTGGGTTTCAAGGAAGTTTAAGCACGAATAATGCTCAAAGACAACGCAAGGATAAAGGCGTCAAACATCGTAGAAATTGGCTTGAGGATGGTGATGTGCTTCACAAGAGAGCGATTCCAAGCAAAACGAATCACGAACGTGCTGATAAGAATGCTGAGCACAAAGATGAGAAACTCCATGAGCATATCAGACTTGTTTTGAGACTTGGCAACTTTATCAACAACTTGCATTTTACTTAGTATTAATATTTTTTTCTACACAGATTACAAATGAAAGAACTCCCTTTGAGTGGTTCTGAAAAGAAGTTCACCAATAAGCGGTGGGGTACCGCGACTGGTATTGGGAACAATAACTGCTACGCATACGCGGTTGGGGACTATGAAGCCTATCGTTGGCAAAAGTCTATTCCCGGTGACCGCTCAGGGCTTTCAAATCGCCCCCACGATTACACCCATTGTAAGGACCTCCCTAGACGCGTGATTTCGGATAATCCCACAAAAGTCTACAAAGTGGATGCGGGTACCAAGTGTAAAAAGGGATACTACAAGGTCATGATGTTTGTGTGCCCTGGGCGACCCACAAACTACATCCGCCAAGGTGACTTCCATTTCTACCGTCAACACGGTGTCGTGGAATATAAGATTAAACCTGGGGATACCCAAACATCAGTCGCCAAGTTCTTCAAGATTCCAGAATCGAGAATAAAGAGAGCTGGTAGGTTCCAAGTCGGGAAGCGTATCGTCTTCAAAGCTAATATATTCAGTCACAAGAGGGGTTGGGCTACGGGTCCACTTCTGACGGATGCAAAGGGAAAGGTCATCAAAGACCCTCGCAAGGCTTCTAGAGATTATCCAGGTCTAAACTATGAGCGCTACTGTAGTTCATTCTGTGTCAAGGACAAGGGGATCAAGGTCGGACAAACTCATTCCAAGATCGTTAAAAAGACTCTCTAAGTCTACCGTGTTCTCGACATCGAAGGACATATCAAATATATCCATAATGTTAAAAATGGCGTCAGTCTCCAAGGACACAGTATTTGAAGATGCTGTGTAATTGTTCTGAACCGTGATCGTCACCTTAAACTGCGAAACGTCAAATATTTTTCTACATAGGGGGCAGGTATTCTTACCTTTACTCTTCCATTCCTCTAGACAGTGCGAATGGAACGTATGTCCACAACGGATCGGAGGGTTGGTCCTCGTTGATCTCACGTTATTGAGACATATGGCACATGGCGACATTCTAGAGTATGGTTTTAAAGTTTTTTTCGTGATTTAGCTCAGTTAGTACGTCTTGGAGATATCCGTGTATCTATCACATGGATCACACGTGGTTCTCGATTGTTCGGCAAGTTTACTGATGAGTTCTGGACCGGACTTTTGGAGAAGTTGGCGGTACGAATAGTTGTCTTCGAAGGCGATACCATTTTGTTGCATGATATAGTTGTTCGTAAGTTGGGCTGAGGAGTTGAGGGTGAAGCATCGCCCATCGGCCATTCCAAGTCGTTGAGACATTTTATATTACATTATGATTAGAAATTAATTTGCCTATTCGTAATCGTCTGAAGCCACGATTTAAATCCCTTTGCCCTCAAGTGTTCAACCATAGGTTCACACTTGTGTCCTAAATATACATCAAATACATCTGTGTCCTCCGTGCGCCCCACACGAATCGAGGGTTGCTCATTGATATGTTGATTAATAATATTGTACGCGAAAGCAATCTCTTTGAGGGTCTCCGCCCCTGTGATGATAATCTTACCTGTGGAGAATATACTTGTTGTGATTTCCTTCATATCTTGGGCAGGCTTGAACTTAATCTTGACTGCACTGTACCTATCGGGTTCAAAGGAGACTTTGAAAATTTCATTGTGTTCTTCAAACCACTGTGCCACCTTCATCAGATTCACTTTGTAATTGAGACTGAAGTTTGAATTAATCATGACCACTCGGAAGGAATCGACTGGAACCTTCATCTCCATACCCAAAAATGTTTTGAAAATGTAGGTCAACTGGGTGATGATACGCTTACAGTCAAACAAGTCACAACACCCAGCCACTTGGATTGAACCATTTGGGAACACCTTCACAGACTTGGTACTGTAACTGTCGTGATACGTGAGGGTCACCTGGTTATAGAACGTGGTAGGCTTCAACTTCCACTCAAAACCCCCGTCACTCTTGGTCCCACATCGTCTCAATTTAAAGGACTCCAAGTTTTCAAAGATGTAGCGCAGTTTTTTAATGTTAATCTCTTGGATAAAGCTTGAGACCATAGTGATTGTCGTAATCTTTATCCAAGACGGTCGTGTCTCCTCGGGAAGCTCCTTCCTAAACTCATCTAGAGTGAGGAGATAGGAGAAGCTGTTGTTGGCGATGGTGGAGTACATATTTGGTCTTACTTTTTAGTAGTGGTTGGGGTGACTTAGGTTATGGGATTATATACTTGATTTTTTTGGGATTTGGTGTATTTCCACCCCCACCGTTCACAGTTTCCTTGAGAACCTCTACACCATTTTCCTTGATAATCCAACCTGGTGCGTATTTGGGTCTGAAATAGTCAATTTCAAACTCACCAACCTTTGTTGGGGTTGTGATGGTGAAAACTTTTGAGCCAACTTGAATTTGCCCTTCCTTCCACGCAGACCATGTCAAATCCTTCACAGTTGGGTTGGCTGGTTCTGGGTCATTGAGCCCATAATTACCACTTTGACACTGATATCCACCTGGTTTACTATTACATTTAGTGTGCTTTGGTTCCTCGTGAAGCACTATTTGTTCAGGTGTAACGCGTACACCATCCATGCGAATATCGGTTATGTGTGCATTAAAATCCTTTTTATGAGCACTTTCAACATTCTTAATAAATTCATACACATACTCAGTTGGGGGAGCTGGTGGTGCCTCTGGGGCTGGAACCTCCGGGGCTGGAGCCTCTGGGGTTGGAGCCTCTGGGGCTGGAGCCTCTGGGGCTGGAGCCTCTGATTTCTTAGAACCCATCATAAAATATGCAGCAATCAATATCACAACTACGACCACGACACCAATTGCTATATTTGTCGTATTCATTTTACCTTATACTGAGGTTTTTTTGCTTAGAGAATTGAGTCCCTTCTAGACCAAACTAGATGACCTCCTTCCTGAAGTCGGCAAAGTCCGTCTATGATGTGGAATCAGAACTTCAATACGTTGAAATTGTCTATGAAAAGTTTGTCCCAGGGAAGGGTTACGATACGTATGTAGATTATATCGACACAGAACCTCTCGCAGATTGGATTACCCTAACATCAAAGAAGCAATCGATTCCATACGAGAAGTTCCTGGATACGATGGTCGAAAAAACCCTAGAGGTCAGACAAAAGATGGCCGAATTGGCCCTTGAAAACATTCTCGCTGAAAAACAAGACATTCGTACAACTATTCGTGTCGCACATGCGAGTACAATTTTGGACCCCACATTCCAACCACCACGTATTAATGTGAAGAGTGCTTGGCAGAGGGAGTATATTGAACAGTTTTGCAAAGATACCTTACCTGACCTGATACAACATTCCCTTGATGAATCAAGGCTTGAATACCTTTTTAACGTCTTGCGTAATATAGAATTGAAAAAATGAAGAACGCGATAATGAATGCCCCAATGATAGAAAACGTTGGATTGTTCGCAACACCGACACGAACTGTGTCAACAATACTTCTCTTATTCTGAGTAAAACCAATATCAATGTTACGACGTGGGTGTAATGGCCTAGATAAAGAACATTCAGACGTGGATTCGGCACACAAACCGTAATCACAGTACACACTTCGCGTTGGCTCAGCTATGCCTGGCTCAGAACGCATTTCTGAAAAATCCTCAAAACTACCAGTCTGTCGCACACCCCCTGGAAGGGAAAAATCGTGCACGACAAATGGGTTCACATTATCAATTGCTTCCTCGTCACTGAGCATTATATTTACTTTTACTTTAGATTATATTTCTTGGTTTTCATTTTAGTCCTATGTTCTTCCCACATCTGGTCTAAATCCACATTCAACATATGTGCTAATTGAAACAGGTAACTAAAAACATCTCCCATTTCCATCATGACATCCGTGCCTCGCTCCTTTTTTAGGCCAGTCTTCTTGTATGTCTTTTTATACTGACGAATCGCCGATGCAAGTTCGCCAAATTCTTCAGTGAGTAGGAGCCACACTGTATCCACAGCAGCACGGTCCCATCCCTTGGATTTACATACTTTCTCAGTTTCAGTTTTGTAATAATTCAAACTCATCTTATCTTGTTAGCGAATTAAAACTTTAATTGATTCCAATCTTATTGTTGATATCTATCTTTTTACCATACGTACTCGTATTCATAGGCTGGTCTAATGGGACCGCGAGAGTTTCTATATCTTGAACGTACGCCATATATTGTGAAACACCCGTTTGAATTTGACCAATAGCCGTATCAATAACACGAGCGTTCATCATCTTGACCTGTTCGTTCACCTGTGAATAGTGGTCACCCGCGTTGTTGATGAAGACCACGCGCATCATACTGTAGACATCATCTGGGTTTTGGTAATCAATCGCGATACCAGTTTTGTTCTTGAACGCTTGACGAATGCCCCGCTGGAGAAGATTGCGGTTGAACTCAGAAAAGAACAGGGTGTTGAGTGGAGTCTCACACTGCTTCATGGAATCAAGGTGAAGGTTATCACACATTTAATATACTCTCGGAAAAAAAACTCTGTAAATACTAAATGTTGAACATCGCGGACTTCGATGAGGTCTACAGTGGTAAACCAAGAAATTTAGAAAAAATCCCATGCCAAGCTCCAGCCTGCTTCGTTGGGTCGTATGCCCCAGTGGCCCCAGCTGGTAAAAGTGGTCCATTTTATGTGAACACTTACCTTCTCCAGTCCGACCGTAAATTTGAAACCTTTGGTACCGTGAAGGTTCGCAGTGGTGATCTTGAACGATGCAGTAAGTAAGTTAAAAATAAAACACGTGATACAACTAAATGAGGGTCACTAAACGCTCAGGTCGTATTGAGGATATGAAATTTGATAATGTCACCAATAGGATCAAGAATTTAACATACGGTCTCTCCGAGAACTGTGACTCTACCAAAATCGCCCAGCAGGTCTTCTCGTCTATGTACGATGGTATCAGCACACACGAAATCGATACACTCTCCGCTGAAATCTGTGTGGGTATGATTACCTCAGACCCAGACTATGAAATCCTCGCGACTCGTATCGTGGCCAGTAATATCCAGAAGGTATGCCCCAACACCTTCCATCTCGCGATGAAGAAGTTAGCCAAAGCGGGTATTGTTACAGACGAGGTCGCTGATATTGCTGGTCAGGTCAAGGATGAGATTAAGACTGAACGCGACTTCGATTTTGGGTATTTTGGACTCAAAACCCTCGAAAAGTCGTATCTTCAACGCCACGAGGGTAAATTGATGGAAACGCCCCAATATATGTATATGCGGGTCGCCATTGGTATTCACGGGGCAGATATTCCATCCGTCTTGGAGACCTACGACAAGATGTCCCAAGGTCTCTTCATTCACGCCACGCCAACCCTCTTCAATGCGGGTACTCCAAGACCACAAATGTCCAGCTGCTTTCTCATCGCAAATAAGGGTGACTCTATCGACGGAATTTACGGCACCCTCACAGAGTGTGCACAAATCTCAAAATGGGCGGGGGGTATTGGGATGCATATTCACGATGTGAGAGCCAATAAATCTCGTATTCGGGGCACAAATGGTCAATCTGATGGTATTATTCCTATGCTTCGCGTATTTAACGCCACTGCACGATATGTAAATCAGGCTGGTCGTCGTAAAGGCTCCATCGCAGTCTACTTGGAACCCTGGCACGCGGACATTATGGATTTCTTGGAGTTGCGCCTCAATCAAGGGGATGAGGAGGCGAGATGCCGTGACCTGTTCTCAGCCCTTTGGATTCCAGACCTTTTTATGAAGCGCGTTGAGCAGGGAGGTAATTGGTCACTCTTCTGTCCAGACAAGGCTCCAGGTCTCTCCAATGTGTACGGCGAGGAGTTCGAAGCCCTCTACACAAAGTATGAGGAGGAGGGTCTCGCAAATGCGACTGTCCCAGCAGGTGAGGTGTGGAAAGCAATTCTCAAGAGTCAAACGGAGACTGGGACGCCGTATATGCTCTACAAGGATGCGTGTAACACAAAGTCCAATCAAAAGAACTTGGGTGTGATTAAGAGTTCCAATTTGTGTACCGAAATTATCGAGTACACCGACAAGGATGAGACCTCTGTGTGTAATTTGGCGTCTATTGCGCTCCCCAAATATGTAAATCGGGAGACCAAGACATTTGATTACGCCAAACTCCACGAGATTACTAAGGTTGTGACGAAGAACCTCAATCGAGTGATTGACCGTAACTTTTACCCTGTGGAGACTGCTCGAAAGTCTAATATGCGACACAGACCCATTGGTCTCGGTGTCCAAGGACTCGCGGATGTATTCATTCTCTGTGGTCTCCCATTCGACTGTGAAGAGTCTCGATTGATGAATGCACACATCTTTGAGACGATGTATCACGCGGCACTCGAGGCCAGTTCCGAATTGGCGGAAGTCGAGGGGTCCTATGAGACCTTCGAGGGTTCCCCAGCGTCCCAAGGCATTCTCCAACACGATATGTGGGAGGGTGAGACCAAGTGTAGTGGACGTTACGATTGGGATGCTATGCGTACGCGCATACAAACGAAGGGTCTCCGTAACAGTCTCCTCATGGCACCCATGCCCACGGCGTCCACGGCGCAAATCTTGGGGAACAATGAGTGCTTCGAACCTTATACAACAAATATCTACTTGCGACGGACACTCGCGGGTGAGTTTGTTGTCGTCAACAGACATCTCGTCGATGACCTCAAACGGGTTGGTCTCTGGTCAAAGGAAATGAAGGACCTTATGGTCAAGGCTGGTGGGTCTATCCAAAATATTGTAGATATTCCCGAGGATATTAAGAAGCTCTACAAGACTGTGTGGGAGATTAGCCAAAAGGCTATCATTGATATGGCGGCGGACCGGGGGCGCTTCATTGACCAATCCCAATCTATGAATCTTTTTATGGAAAGTCCAACACTCTCCAAGCTCTCCTCGATGCACATGTACGCGTGGAAGTCTGGTCTCAAAACAGGGATGTACTATTTGAGAAGTAAAGCCAAGGCTCGACCAATCCAATTCAGTCTTGAACCCGAGTGTGTGATGTGCTCAGCTTAAAGTTTTGGTATGTTAACTAAGTAACAAAATGTCCAAGATCCAAGACGCTATTGAAAATCTGGAAATTGCCGAGTTTAACAACAGAAAGATTGTCCTTTCTACCAAAGAGGGTACACCGATGCGAATTCAATTCCCTAGGTTGTATATGCCCTTTGGCGTCTCGGGATTTACCCCTGAAGTCGGAGCAACTAAATATAATATCGATTTTGCGATGAAGGGGTATGATGAAGACGGCTCTTATATTAACAAGTTCTACACAGGACTTCGTGACATTGAAAGTAAAATCATAGACTCTGTTGTTCGACAAAGTGAAGCTATCTTTGGCAAGTCTATGACGAGGGATGAAATTGCACCAATGTTTAATTCAAATATCAAAGAGGCTCTCGACAGAGAACCAAAGTTTAGAGTAAAAGTCGATACAGACCACAACAGTATGATTAAGGCTGCAGTCTTTGACGCAAATAAAATCGCGATTAAAACGGAAGTGTCAAATGGACTCTATGCAAGAAATAGTGGACACGCTATCGTTGAACTCAACAGTGTCTATTTCTTGAACAGAAAGTTTGGGTGTACGTGGAAACTTAATCAATTGGTCGTCTATGAACCACAAAATCTCAAGGGGTTCCAGTTTCAAATCTAATATAGGGGTCGGTACGCGTTTGTACCTGGTCTGTTGTAGTACGCTGGTACTGGGTTGTAGTTACGTCGTCCACCGCGGGTATTTGTATAGAATGCATTACCCGCAGTTTGGTAGATACGATTCTTTTTCTCATCAACATAGTTGGTTGCTGCGGCTCTGGCTTGATTTCGGTAATCATACACCAAACCCCGAGCGTTTCTCTTAAGGTCTCTGGCCATACCATACGCTTCCCTCTTAACATCGCGCACTGCTGACCTAGCCATACCCTTGGCCATACTCTTGGCCATCATACCAGCGAGAGCTGCCATTTATATCTACTTATTATTACGATTTTTATTGAGAAGGAGAAGATGGTATATGATCTGCGCCTCTCTAAGAAGTTTACCTTGAACTTTGGTAAAGCTCTTAGGGTCCAAACCTAACTTGATTTTAGCCAGTCGTACAGACTCATTCCATTTTGCAAGGGTCATGCTTATAGTATTACATCATTTTTTTAATCTTCTTCTTGTAGTCCTTCGTACCCTCCTTGGGTTGGAGCGCGAACTTACCCTTCTTTGGCTTGAACACCTTCGTCAAGTGCTTCTTGCCTTCCGACTTCATACGCTCAAGAGCAGCCTTGTGTGCCGCCACTGACTTGATTTGACCATCTTTGGAATCCAACATGAGATCCTTGGCGCGGAGGCCTCCTGTGGTCTTCTCCGCAGTCCCATGAAAAACTTCGGCTCGGCTTCCAAATAACTTTGACATCTTTTTATATATTAGGCTCGGAATATTTTCTTGATGTCCAAGATTGAAATCTTGTCGTTGGTTCTC